TCTGCATTCATTTTACTAGTGATGATTGCTATGTCACTATCTGTTACATCTGCTTTTCCAGCTAAAGGCAGCATGTGATGAGCTACATATCCTTTTTTTGCACCAAACTTAATTGTTCTACCTTGTAGATCTTTTTCAAACTGTCTTCTTATATCTTTTGATATATAATCTTTTTCAGGATCTCTAACTCTTATTTTTTTAGGATTTGCTTTAAAATAATCTTTAACAAAGTTTTGTGCTTCTTTTAACGTATTCGCACCCAATCCAGGTATAGTTACTTTGTCTGGTCCTACAAAAGGTTTATATTTTTTTACTGTCTTACCAGTTGATTTAAAAGTATTAGGTTGATTTTTTTTTCCTAAAACTTCTTCATATTCAACCACATTAATATTTTCTTTTATTCTTTTTGAACTTTTTTTAACTAAAAATTTATCATCAGGGATTGGCTCTTTTGGTTTGCTTGGTTTTACATACACATTGCTTTCTATATCTTTAAGACGTTTTTCTAAATTTTTTTTACTTGTATCGTAAATCATCATGGTAGATGAATCTGAACCTCTAAATTTTCCTGCAGGGACTTGCATTTTAAATTTTGCATCTTTCGGTATATCGGGATTTAATTTTCTATCGACTTCAGTAATAGACCTTGAAACTTTATAAATTTTTCTGGGTCCATCTTTAAACCCAATCCGTCCACCATCAGCCATGCCTGGTGTATCGTCATCATACAGATCAATAATATCTAATAAATCTTTCATTACTCACCTAGCATTCTAGCGATACCACCGCCTGCTTTTTTAATAGATGGTGCTTCTTTAGTTGCCTCTTCTATAAGTTCTTTTTTAGACAGGTTATCAATTTCTGTTGCATCAGCTGCAGTTCCGTCTGCATCAAACTCAACCTTATACTCTTCATACTCTGCCGTTGGACTTGGATCTCCCTCATCAGGTTTAGGTTTCTTATAACGAAGTTCGGTTCTATCAGTTATAGTATCAAAAGTTTTGTCACCAGAAACTCCCACTCCCATTTTATCTTTTTGAATCATGATCTCTCCTGAATCTAGATCTTCGATCAATTCATACTGGTCGCCATTTTTACCTGTGTAAGTAAACTCGTTAACTCTTTCTTTATAACTTGGAGTTGTTCTTTGTTTACCAAACAGTTTAATTTTACTTACAAGATCAAAAAAATATGATGGGGCTTCTGTTACAGTCTCTACAGCTTTTTCTACAGCGGGTGCTGCAGTCTTTGCACCTTTAAAAAATTTACCAAGGATAGGTAGTGCTGTAAGACCACCCATAACTTTTATAAACGTTCTTCTGTCCATACCTTTCTTAAAACCAATACGTCCACCTTGTGCAAATTTATCTGGGTCCACGCTTAATCCGTCAAGTGCTTCATTGTAAAGATCCATCTGTTGTTTCTGATCTAAATCATAAAATTCTTTACCAAATTTTTTTTCTGCTAAATCTTCTGCAACAAGTTGTGCATTATATTTTCTATCTCCTTTGACAAATCCTAGTGACATATTATCGATTGCGTCTTTAACCATTTTTCTATTTCTCATCTTAGAAATATTTTTTTTGTTTTCTGCCTCTATCATATCTTTTATAGATTCTTCTGCAGATTGAACTGGAGCTGCAATATCATCAGCTTCGCCCCTGCTGCCTGGTGGTGGTAAATCGTCATTTGGTATTTCTTTACCACCCATAATGTTATCGGTATTTTTTATTTTTTTACCTTCAAGATCAAACACCTCGGCTGTTTTTGTTTGTGTAATCCCCTTATCTACTTTTTTTGGAGATTCTATTTGCTTTATAACATTTTCTACCTGGTCAGCGTTTTTCAATGATTGTGGGTCTACATTGTTACGAAGCAATCTTTCAACTGTCATGTTAACATTAAAATCAACTAAATCTTTTTTAGGCATTGTCTGAACGATTCCGGTTTGATCCTTCATCATTGTTTTTATCACCCATTGATAGATTGCTCTTAATGCGTCTAGTCTTCGTTTACTCATTAATAATAATTCCTTTTACGTTGGCCGATTTTCTCATCGACATAATCTTCAGGGTGTCCGATCAGACCGCCCTGTCTGAATCGCATGATAGCCTGTGTGGTTGAGTCTACAAGATCATCATGATCACCATAAGGAAACGCAGCACATTCTTCAATGACGTCATCTGCAAATTTCTGCTCAGGCGCCCATATCATACCAGATTCAAACAAAGGTGCAACCGCATTTACTCTAGCGTGCTTGTCATTGCCCTTGCTTGGTGTAAAATTTACAACCGGTATGTCCATCTGTCTGAGTTCGTATGTGAGAGGCAGACCTGATGCTTTTGCCTCGACAATCACAGATTCTGGTTGCCAGTAACTGTATTGCTCTAACGCCAGTCTTCTTAATTCTGGAAACTCGTATCTGCCTTTTACCGCATCGAGTAAGATTAGATTAGCTGGACTATCTTCGTTTGGATAAAATATACCCCATGTGGTGATAGCTGAATAGTCTGCTGTCTCTTTTTTTAAAAAAGCTGTATCGTAAGATTGTATTACATGCTGTAGCTGTGGAATATTCTCATCGGTGTATTTCATCCACCACTCACGTTTTAATATAGCACCTTCCTCACTTGTTGGGTTTTGCATCCACTGTGCATTCCATTTGCCCGTGGGCAGTGTTGCTTGAACCTTCTCTAATTCATCTAACTTCCAATACTCTGGCCATACAGGTTTTTGGTTCTTTGATCCGTGATCCATGATTGCTGGAAATTCGACCACGTGCCACTGATCAGCTTTGGGTTCTTTTTGATTCTGTATCAGTTTACCTGTCAGATCTTTATTACTCCATCTGGTCATTACTAAAATAATTTTACCACCAGGTTGTAAACGCTGACGTGGACCTGATGTATACCACTCGTAAGCTGACTCTAATGCTGTAGGTGACATTGCATCTTGCTCACTGTGTGGGTCATCAATAATCAATAAATCCGCACCACGTCCAGTGATCGCACCACCAACACCAGCTGCGAAGTATTCACCGCCCTGAGCTGTCTCCCATCGTCCTGCTGCTTTACTGTCTTCTTGTAATCTTGTTTTAAAAATTTTTCCGTAGTCTTCACTATCAATTAGGTTCTTTGCTTTACGACCAAACCTTACAGCTAGTTCTCCGGTGTGCGTTGCCTGTATGATCTTGAGCTTTGGATCACGGCCCACCATCCAAGCCGGAAGTAAGTATGAGGCAAACTCCGACTTGGTATGTCTTGGAGGCATATTAACTATTAGACGAGTTATCTCGCCTGATGCCAATTTATTAAATTTGTCAGCAATGTGTCTGTGGTGGGACCCCTCTATAAAATCAGGCCACATACATTTTACAAAAGAAAGAAAATCATCTTTGGCTTTGTTCTGTATCTTTTTTTCAGCATGCATAACTTGCAGCTGTTTAAACTTCCTACGCACATCTGCAGGTAGTTTACTTATGTCTATATTATTCAATTCCATAAAAATTTTTAAAAAATTTTTTTCGCACCTTAAAGTGTTGAATATGTTTTTACCAGCTATAACTGTCTAAATCAAGCAATACAACCTGTAGTAGTGGGACCCCTTTGTACAAAAAGGGGGGATAGGGTCTTGTTTAATTTATATGTTTGGGATTTGTTTGGGACCCCTGGCCCGGGGTGTGTGGGCCACACTTTAGTCGGGCCCACACATTCAAGAGAGTTAATCTAGTAATGTCATGTATGCATCTGCATTCATTCTACTAAATTTGTCTAAGCCTTTACGAACTGTGTCGTAGTCTTCTGCTAATTCTGCATTCTTAATTGTATGATAAAGAGCATACTCTTCTTTATTCAACATTGCAGATTGACCAGAAAAAGGATTAGTTGTTTTAATTGTTCTATTATCTTTCGTAGTCATATCCTGGATCATATGGGATAAGTCAAGCATTGTCAACCTCTCTTATTGCTTTTTGTTTATATGGATTGCCAAAGTAATCGGTCCTAGTTTCTACCTCTACTTCTATCGGTGTTTCAAGACACTCGGTCCTTGGATGTAGCGCCATGAATTCTTCCCAATGTTCATGCATAAAATCATTCCAACAACCTTGACTACAAAACACAGACCAGACATTGTTTTCGTTCCATTTAGTTTGAGCGATCTTTCTGGTCCTCAAAACCTTAGAACCTTTAACACCTCTTATTCTGTCCTGTGTTTTATTTGTATGGCACTTTGGACCATGACACCAATTATAATCACTCATGTCGGTTCCTATTCTCTTCAAGGCTTGGTAAACCAGACCAAAAGATAACTAGTCCACCAAACAAAATTAATACTCCTAAACCTTGATGATCGCCAGAATGTATAAAAGTTATAACCCCTAACATCATTAAAGCCATGCCAACTATTGATTTAATAATTAATAACATTACGTACATTAGTGCCTCACTTTCCACGTTGTATTTGCTGTTCTATAACCATGTGCGTCTAGATCATAATAAACATAATAGGCAACCCCTTTTTTAGATGTTCCAAATCTAGATTTCTCATC